ATCTGTGATCCAGGGTACATGTGAATAAGTTTAGAGGACCTCGGACCAATGGCCTCTGCTATGATAAAAGTATTGTGTGGATGCCTCACATGGAAGCTAAATTGGTGTGGTGAGAACCTTATTTTGTTCCCCTTACAGACCTTCAATTCAATAGTGAAAAAGTGGCCGTGGCTATTACTAGCCAGTATATCGGGAGTACCGAGTAAGCTATTGTTTTCCAATCTAATAAGCGAAATATCAGTAAAATTTTTCTTAACTTTTGCATATAATTTTTGTTCTGGTTTCAAGGGAAGTTTAGTAGTCCCGTTGAAGCTTTTCAGGTAAGATAAGACTCGATGGTTTTTCTGTTTTCATAACCAATCTGTGTGCACTATGACCCGGATGACCTATGATTGGAACTGCATTTTCGTGCACTTCCATTCGTCTGATTGCATGTAGCTTTCCATTAATCTCTACATAGATTACGGCGTTTTTTACTGCGTCGCTACCCTTTGTAAAGTTGCTTAGAAACAACTGCAAGTCCTGTACTCTCATGAATTTTTTCTTAACTTGATAGACATATCCTCTATCACTTTTTTATAACCTTGCAAGAGATTTATGTTTTTTTCATTCTCTTGAGAGATCTTTTTTAATTCCCAAATTTCTTTCTTCTGTTCTTCCATCAAAGCAACATACCCTGAAATAGTATCTCCTGCTTTTCTACATTGAAACTGCAAATACTCTTTTTGTTTTGTGAGTTTATCTATTACAACTTCTAAATCGTTATCTCCTCTGTCATCTTTCATATTGACTTTATAGGATAGTTCCCTTAAATTGTCAACATGGGAGTTCCAAAAAGATTAACAGAAATGCAACAACGTTTCGCTGAGTTCTTAGTATTCGGTGGTCCTGATGGACCAATGACTAAACGTGAAGCTGCTGTTGCTGCTGGCTATAGTCCAGATAGAGCAATGCGAGAAGGATCTGAATTAACTAATCCAAAATACTCTCCACTTGTTGTTAAACATATTGGTGAACTAAAAGAAGAAAGATTAAAAAAACATGAAGTTACTTATGAAGGTCATGTTGCAGAACTTGCAAGACTTAGAGAGGCCGCTTTAAAAAAAGGATCATTCTCATCAGCAGTGAACGCGGAAGCAAACAGAGGAAAAGCAGCAGGACTATACATAGATAGAAAGATAATAAAAACAGGAAAATTAGAGGACCTATCAGAACAAGAGCTAGAAGCAAAAATGAAACAGATAATAGACGACTACGGGCAGTTAATAAATGTGACTCCAATTAATGAACCAGAGTTATCTTCTTCACACAAGACGTTGGAAACACCGACCGTTCCGAAAAAGTAAGAGAACCATCTTCATCAACATCATATCCTGAGAATATTTTTACAGTATCTTTGTCTTTAGAAAATAACCAACCCTCACTTACAGGTGTTGCTAACTTCATATCAGTAAATTCTCTAACGCTACCCCAGCCGCCTTCCGTAATGATATCGATCCAATCTATACGTACACGCTTATAAGGAAACTTAACTGACTGCTTGACCAGCTTAGGTTTGTTGTAACTATTTATCTTACGAAGTTTTTTTCTCATATAGGTTTGTAACACAGATTAAAAAAATTAAAAATAACAAGATCGCGCGCAGTCTGAGTTTTCACCAAAGGTGTAATAAAGTGTCCCAAACGTCCACCAAAAACACTAAAAGTGTCCACCCCCTGTCCACCACTTAGCTTTATATACCAACAAAAAACAGCCAAGTGGACACAAAGTACACTTTTTCTGGAGAGAAAAAAATATTTTTTTTTATTCTGTCCCACACGCCTATAGTACAGTTTTTTTATACTTTCTAGCCACATTTTCACCATACTTTCGCTCATATTCTGCCTCAATCTCTATCATAAGGTCCGTGATCCCTGATTCGTCCATCTTGACCACTTGGTCCATGGCCCGTGCAACAAGGTCCTTTTGGTACTTGATAGCCTTATTCCTTGTCTGTACTTCGTGTATTCCCCACCTCGTCTGGTCTGTCATTAAACTCCTCCGCTTTCATTGGTGTTGTTTTTTCTTTCTCATCATGCATTAGGTCATAATACATGTCTATTCTCTTCAAAGCCTTATGTTTATAGCGCCTTAGTTCAGCCCCAATGACTTTAAATTCTTGGTAATATAGGTCAGGCGTGCATACCATGATAACTCCCTGTTTAATTTGAGAGCCGTAGACATAGTCGTGGGCCATGGCGTACATTGCAATTTGTAAATAATAATCTTCGATCCATTCTTCTTTTTTAGGACGGTTAGCTTGTTTGAAGTCAACAATAGTTTCAAGACCGTTATGCGAGCACACAAGGTCTGTTTGGCCCGCGTATAGGCCAGGATAATGTAACGTAACCTCCGAGCCGTAATACTCTTCCACTGGCGCAAGACCAACCTCCATAATTTTGTCGGCCATGGGACGCGCCTGGCATCCGAGTTCTGTAAGATCATCGTAACCAACGCCCGTGACAAATGATTCGAGGAATTTATGCATACTGGTGCCCCGTGCACTAGATACATTTTTAATTCGTTCCGCGTTTTCTTCACCGACTTTAGCCTTCCATTTTTTTAAAAATTCTGTATTTTTGGTAGCCCCTAATATAGTAGTCACACTGGGAAGTCTATAAGAACTTATCTCATACACACGTTTTCCTGTATCAGGGTCCGTGATCTGTTTACCTTCTAAATAATTGTATTTATTAGACTTCTTCATGATTCAATTTCTTTCGGTTATATACTTTTTTAGACTTAACTACTTGTGATTTAAATTTAGGTGTTCTAACTTGTTTGGCCACAGGGTTTGAACCAAAAATTCTAGTCCAACCTTCATCATAAGCCTTGTTCGAAGGCCTTGATTTACCGTCCCAATTATCTGCTTTTACGTTTTTTGTAGCCATAGCCATCTTTCTTGTTAGACCATAATTTCTGCCATGACCATGAAGTCAAAGCAGTTGAATAATGATTTATTCGTTCTAGTAATTTATATATTATTTTATCAAACATCTTTTTCTATCCATTTTCTATACCAACCCATATCTACTACGTTAGTCATATCTGTTTTTTTAACTTTAGTTTGTTTAGTTCGTTTACTAGGCATTATATCTAATACCTTTCTTTCATCAAGATCTACAAAAACTAATTGTACATCTAATTCTTTTTGTTTTTTAGTAGGAGATCTATTAACTTTGTAACCATTTTTTGTACGTAAACTGACAGCTTTAACATCAACTAAGATAACATCTCCAGTGCCATCTTCATCAATTAACACAAGATCAACCGGCCCGTGTTGTGACATGTTACGAGCAACTGAATATCCTAACTTAATAAAATATTCAGCAGCAATTAACTCTGCTCTATCTCCTTTAATATGCTTACTGTGAGGCATTTTTTACCACCAATCTAAGCACCGTAAAAGGGTTAGGTGTCAAATCTCTAGTGCACTGATTGAGCAGGACCAATATCATCAAAATCACCATTATCTTCATAGTCATATAATTCTCCTTGAGATTCACAATCCCAACATTGATGAATCATATCATCTTTGTCATGAATGCATGCAACTTTTACATAACCGTTACCTTTACAGGTAGGGCATACGTAAACCTTCTTAACTCTTTTTGAACTTGCCATTTAATTTCTTCGCTTTCTCATTTGCTAATGCTGTAATAGTTTTTGCTACACTTAACTTTGCATCTGAAAAAATTATCTTTGATAACTTCTCCAAAGTGGCATAAGTTTCCTTACTTAAAGAAACGTTCTTATATTTAGTCATATCTGTCATGTTATTTCCTTCTCTTTCATGTTAAGATAAACTATATAATATATTTTATAGGATTGTCAATGATAAAAGTTTATTTAGTTATGTTAATGTGCAGCACTACACCAGGTAATGAGTGCAAAGTTATTCCAACACCCGTAGAAGAATTTCCTGATATATTTGAATGTACAAGATATGGTTATATTTATTCTAACGATATTATGGGTACTCTTAATAGAGAATTTGTAAATAAATATGGTGCTCACACTAGATTTATTTGTAAAAAACAAGAGATTATTTAATTACAAATACAACCGAAAAAGAAACGACCATCTTCTAATATGTGTTTATTAATTTCACCATTATAGATAGCCAATTTCTCTCTCATTATATCACACAAATCAAAACAATCTGTCCAGGTTTCACCTGCAATTAACTCCGGTGTTACTGCAACTAATTGATACATACCTTCGTGTAATAGTATTAAATCCATTATTTAAAAATATTTGTAATGTGATTAAGTTTTATTTCTTTTTTAATTTTTTTATTAACTTCACCATGAGTTGTACCTAAACTTATAATCTTAGCTATACTCGGTGCCTTTAATTCTGCATCAACTCCATAAGATCTCCATGCTTTTTTCATTAGATTAAGTTCTAATAAAAATGTAGACCACTGACTTTGTGATGCACCCGTTACATTTATAGTTATTGTTTTCATATTTCTCCCTTTCATTCTTTCTATATAGGATACTAGAGGATAATTGTCAACCTTTTCTTCTATTTTTTTGTTGAAGTTTTTCTTTTTTATTTCTTGATTTCTTGTGACGTCCCGGCCGTTTCTTAGGTTTATCTCTAGGTGCTGTAGATAGCCCTGCTTTAGCTTTTTTCATTATTTTCCTACTTTTTTAAGCGCTTTTTTGTGTGCTTTTGTAAATGAATCACCTTTTTTCATATCGGTTTTCATTTCTTTCATATGTTTTTTGCTGTGATGTTTGCTATGTTTTTGTAGTTTTTTTTTATCCATCTTTCCATTCCTTTACAAATTGAGTTTTATTGTCCTTACGTGAAGCCATAATAGGTAAGTAACTTATTTTACCATTTACATGTTGCTCTAAATCTGCACCACAATTCATACATCTAAAAAGTTCTGGTGTAAGTCCTACTAACATTGTAAATTCCTCACACGTTGGACATTTACCGTTTACTACTTCTGCTGATACTTTCATTATTCTTTTTATACTATTTTAATATCAATTTAACAATTGATTTCTCACCCATGTAAATCTCTGTCTCTGCTTTAGACTTTATACATTGGTAGTCTATACGACTTGTACCTGATCTCATTGCAATACGTTTAGCTTTTAAACAGGTAGACATAGAGTCCTGTATTCTGTGCTCCTTAATTTCTCCTGAGACAATCATCAAAAGGGCCACAACAATTTCTGTCATACAGTTTTTCCTTTGTTAACCCCTTGCTTTAGTACATATTTTTGTGTACCATTCTTGCCTGTTTCTACTTCTTTTTTTAAATTTTTAGTTAAGCTTATTTGTTTAGCTTTTTTTTCCATATCATTTAGATACTGTACAATTTTTCTAGTGACTCGTTCCATTTCCATTCTGCCTTACTTTATCTTTTAATTGTTCTACATCCTTTAAAGCTTTTTCTAATTGTGATTTAAGAAACTCTATGTTAATTTTATTGGTCATATTTTGTTCTTGATTTGTAATTAATTTTTCTACGTCACCAAACAAAGATTCTATCAACATAAATTGTTCCTGGTCCGTGGGCAGTTGTTCACTCTTCTTGAGTAAGTCTGCTTGAAACAATTCTCTTGATGTCTCTAATGATGTTAGTCTAGCTGTAATCTCGGTGTAGGCCAGCACTCCCGAAACTGCAGCTGCGATAATCATGAGCATGTTCTTGACCGGCATGCTTACAGATGTATTTTCACTAATTTTCATTTTTAGGTCCTATGATTTTATCATTCATTAATTTAATTTCAGGATTTTCTTTTTTGTAATCATCTTTTAATACATCCCATTTACTTTTACCATCTGCAGGTCTATTATCTAATCTAATTGGGGTAATACCACTACATTTAGATACTAATAATTTAAAACTATCATTTTGTGCAAGACTAGGGTTGCTGTTAACTCTACCACACATCTTCATCAATTCTAATTGTTGTTTAAGTTCCATGTTCTCTTGCTGCACTTTTCTAAATTGTTTAGTGCAAGCTGTTCCTATGTAATGTCTGTATGTTACGCTAATACTACCATTATCAGAATCATTGTCATAACTATTATTATTATTAAAATGTCTATAGTCATTGTTTCTGTCTTCTTTTTGGAGTCTAACATCGACTTCACCAGTTCTGCAGCTATTAGTCCCACTAGTTAGATATTCGTTTCTTGGATATGCAGGTTTTGCAAACACAGTTAGACCTATGAATAATAAAATTAATACTGCTGTAAATCTGTAACTCATCCTGCAATACTCCATTGTTCATAAATCCTATCTGTTTAAATCCTTAATATCGTAGCTATGCTCCCGTACTTCATCGGCGAGCTGTCGATAAAGATTCTCTGCCATCTGCCACGTAGATTCCGCAGAAGTTAGTCTTGTGTTTTGATCTGTAAGTTTTTCTTGAGCTACAGTTAGATCTCTTTGAAGATTTACTATTTGAGTCTGATTAGAATTAATTGTGTCTGTTAGATTAACAATATACTTAACGCCCGTAAATGTTCCGAAAAGTACAGAAGCTATTACGGGCACTAATACAAAATTCTTTTTAAATAATTCTGCTATATTCATTACTTAACAATGTAAGCTACAACAAGAATAACAACTACAAGACATTCGATCTTGTGGTCTGACCAGTAATGCATAGCTTTACTTTTTAATTTATTAATCATTTTTTTTCTCCTCAATTTCATAGAAAAACTTATCCGTATCTTCTGTACGCCAAGCCCTGCTATCTTCAACATTCCATTCAGAAGTTTGCACTTTCCAGTCAGGAGTACTATCTTTCACAGTGAAAGAAGGTAGGTCCCATATACATCTGTTGTTAGGTTGTGCTGCATAATTACCATCATCTAAGGCTATTATGTGAGCGCACTTATGTTCGTGCGGAATTTCTGAATGATCAGTATCTAGTATATTACTATCTGGATGTGCAAAGTCAACGGTAAATAAATACTTGCCAGGGTGCCATTTTTTATCTTTTCCGATATATTTACCGGCTTGTCCGTCTAAAATATCCCAACGATGGACAGAAGGATAATAAGAAAAACTATTCCAGAGCTGAAGTTCATCAAGTCTTCTTGTGGGCACTCCGGATGGTTCAAATCCCTTTTGAATAAACGCGCTAATTGGTAGGCGATAAAATATTGCACCGTTTTCCATAATAGCATGAAATAATATAGCACGACCTGTAAGGGAACTAATACCGAAGATAATACAATCTTCAACTTCTCCATGATGTTTCTTGCAATCATATAAATACTCTCTTCTTATTTGTGCATAGGTTGCTGGTATGTTTGCATTTAAGTAAGCCATAATTTATCCTCATTTTAATGTACCCCAATTAGGTCCAGATTCAAAGTCAACTTTATTTTTAACTTCAAGAAGTATAGTATCTTCCATTGTTTTTTTAATTAGCTCTGGTTCGTGGTCCTTGATCGAAATACAAAGTTCATCGTGTATTTGTATATGAGGTACTATACCTTTTTCATACAAATCTACCATTGCCTTTTTTGTCATATCAGCAGCTGATCCTTGTATTAATCTATTTAAAGCCTTGTAAGTAAATGCCGGTGTATAGTGCCTTTCAAAGTAATCCATGTAATTAGGATCTATTGCATTTTGTTTAAACTTATCTAACATCTCAGCTTTAAAAGCTTCTCTTGCTTGCTCTTCTGTGTATAAAGGTACAGGAGTAAATCTATTTAGTTCAGGGTTCCATTCTTTATTAGTTGTCTCCCATTTATCAAACCTGCAGAATCTATCATACAAAGTAAACAGTAGTTTATTGTCTTTAGAAAATTGTATTAATTGTTGAGATAAATCACGAACAAAAGGAACTCTAGCATGATACTCATTAAATAATGATCTAGCTTTTGCTTGATCTAGTCCCAATTCTTTTTGTAATTTTATTTTACCCATACCATAGAAGAGTCCTAGGTTAATTGTTTTTGCCTGTTTCCTGGAGATATTAGCCATGTCAGCAACAATCTGATGAAAGTCTGCGTCTTCCTTGTCAAATTCTTCTTGTAGGGTGTCAGTGCCAGGTAAGCCTAGTTTAATAGCATAATGAACTACAATACGTGGCTCTTGTTGTGAGTAGTCAAAAGATCCCCATTGATGACCTTCTTCTGGTATAAACAATTCTCTCATTTTTTTACCAATAAAACCTTTAGATGGAATTTGTTGTAAGTTTGGATTACTCATTGAAAATCTACCAGTTACAGTGCCACCTTGATCTGATCTAATTTGATTTATGTCAGCATGTATTCTGCCTTTATGGACATAACCCAATAGTCCTTCTATAAATGTATTAACTGCTTTGTCGTATTCTCTTGCTTTTGAGATCATACGTAAACATTTATTTTTATGTGTTTTTAAATAATCTTTAGGAAGTTGAGGCATCTTAGACTTAGGTGTAACTTTATAGTCAGTTATACTTTGATGCTCTAATAAATTTTTAATAGAGGTTGCTGCCCAAATATCTACTCTTATACCCTGTGGGTTTTTATCATCTTTTGTAATACTTTGAATAGCATTAAGAATTTGGTCTCTTCTTCTTTTTAAATGTCTTCCTAATAAAGTAGCTTTTTCGACATCAATTCTAACTCCTTTAAATTTCATGTCAACTAAACATAAAAATAATTTTGTTTCTAGTTCAAATATTTGTCTACAAGTTTTTTGCTCTCCATCATCTTTTGTGTATAATACTTCGTCCATTTTTTTATTAAACAAATTCCAAAGTTTTAATGTTAAATCAACATCTTGTTTTGCATAATCTTTTACTATTGATGCAGGTAGTTTGTGCATGTTAGTCATAGGATCTTTTACAGTCCCACCTGACCATTCTAATGTTTTTTGTTGTAAGTCGTATTTGTATTTACCTTCATCAAGATAATCTTTTGATAAAGAATCTAATGAATACTTAAATCTATTTTCATTAATAACTGATGCAGCAATCATGGTATCAACTAATCTACCCTTCATTTTTTTACCAGTTACCGATCTGATCCAACACACATCATACATTGCATTGTGAAATACTTTTGTTATCTTTTCGTTTTGAAATATTTTATCGTTTAATACTTTCCAAATTTCTCTTGTTTTTTCAAAATCAAGATCAGTATCTGAATGTCTAAGAGGGAAATAGGCAGTGTCCTTACCGGTTGCTACTGCAATACCTGTAATAAAACCATCTCCTCTTATTGCACCTAAACCTTTTGTTTTAAGGTTAGGATCATAAGTTTCTATATCAACTGCTACTGTATCTATACCTGTTAAGTCTAAATCTTCTGGTGTATTACACATTGTAATCCCTTTCTAATATCATTTCTAAATAATGTATTGCTTTCTTAATGTCCTCTTTCTTTCCCTTGAAC